ATTGTTGATGTTAAAATATTACAACATCTAATTCCAATAACTGCATCGTAGTTTCCACCTGCTAACAATGTAGTATCTGATGTTCCAATTGTTCTAACTAATACGTTTCTAAAATCTTGTGCCATATTTTTTCCTTATAATGCAACCGCCATTGCTAATGCAAAACCGTTGCTTGCTGCTCCTACTGGATTACCTGATGCATCTAGGTAAACCGATTTACTCGCTGGTAGAGTACAAAATACATCTTTTGTGCCTGCAGAAAAGTCAACAGCAGAATCTGAGTTAGAACTGGAGATAACTTGAGTTCTAGCTAAGTTAGCACTTGTTCCATCTAACGTACCACGTCCTACTTCAAACTCACTTGTACCTTGATTAAAGATACAATAATAAGTTTCATTGCTGTTTCCTATTCCTTGTGCAAAAGTTTCAAAACCAGTTACTGCTGAACCAAGTGCAAATGCACCTGTCCCAGTAGTTGTGCTTGTTACTTTTACTCTATCATTTATTACTAAAGCCATTTAATCTCCTTAACTCATACTTATAATTGCATTAGCTGGTGTTGCTGGATCTGGGTAAGAAACTGTAAATGTACCATTAGTACAAGTTTTGTCTCCGCCAAAATCTAACACTACACACAATTTATCTGATTTATCATCATTATAAATAGCTGCGAACGCTGCAGTGAAAGTTGCACTACTCCATGTAGAATCTGCAAAGTCAACTGAAGCAACCGCTGTGCTTGAAGCTACAGCTTGTGAACCTAAAGTTTTTCTTACGTAGTTTGAACTACCTGCTGAAGAAACTTCACTAGTTGCAGTTGCAGTCGTACTTGCTGTTGTGTATGGATTAGCTGTATATAACGCTATTTTAAACGTATCACCACCAGATGCAAAATTGTGAGTACCTGAAAAAAGTTCTCCTCTAAATGCGAATGGAATAATGTTTGCCATATTTTATCTCCTTATTTATTGCTTGATGGATTTTTGGATTCCAAAACGGTACGAATAACTCCATCGGCATATTCGTCTCGGCGTCTTCGACCTTGTTGTTCGATCGCATACGATAATAAAGCTTTTTCGTAAGCCTGTGAATAGTATTGTAACATATCTGCTGGTCCTTTCAAGTACCCATATGCGTTTACTAGACAGGCGTATAAAAGTAAGTCTCCATATTTATTTGACAAATAAGTTCCTGCAGTATCGGTTACAATGCTTACAGGCTCTTTATTATATCCTAAAGTAATTTCGTAGGTTTTATCAGGCGTAGGAGCTACCACCCAAAAATTTTCATCCCAATTAGCATAATATTTAGGTATATCTACAGAACTACTTCCTGGATCAGAATAGTATTCAGCCATAAAAGTAGTATCTCTTTGTTCTAAATAATATTGATTACCAGCTGAATCTTTAAGTTGAACATATCTAATTAATCTTAAATCTGAAGGTATCGTGACATATCTATTACCTATAATTAATGAAGATGTTGCATAATGTCTATCTTGATCAGAATCAACTTCTCTATAGATTTTATTTTCAGCGTTTTGAATAATTCTAGATAAAACAGCATCAGTAAATACATTACTACCTACCTCTGTATATCCTCTTATATCTGTTTG